TACTGTTAATGTGGCAGTTGTGCCAGAAGAAACAGTTACAGGCGCTGTAACAACGAACTGTTGCAATGAACCAGTTGACTGACGGGTTTGTGGGTTAACAGCATATACGTTAGCAATAGTAAATACGTCACCGACGTTAAATGTTGGTGAACCATTTGTAAAGCTGATTGCTAATGAAGTAGAGCCTTGCGCAGTTACTGTTGTAGCTACGATTGGTGCAGTTGGAGTCACACCAGTTGTATGCTGAACAATAGATTGACTCATGTTAATTTCATCAAACCCTAATACACCTTGACCCATCATACCGTTTTTAAACTGACGGCTGATTGTATCTGTAGGGTTAAACAAGCCTTTCATACCTTCAACCAAGCCAGCGTTAGCCGCAGGGTTAACAGTAGCATAGCGTGGGGACATTACAGCAGCAGCTTCGTTCAATTTCTGTTGAGCTTGTAACAAGACCAAAGAAGTAGAAGGAGTTGTGCCTGGTGTACCAACAGACTGATACATAGCTTTATAAGCATTAGCTACGTCAGCATCAATAGAGGATGCTAATTGGCTAATACGTGGCTTCAATACACGTTCTGCAAAGTCATCTAACTGCATTGTTAATTCAGCAGAAGTGAAGTTGACACCAATGTGCTTTTGACTTGCAACAGTCAATGTTGTGTATTGTTCGTTGTCGTCTTGAACTTGCAAGGCGGCACCGTCGGTTACCAAAGCACGGTCTGGTAGACGAATACGGAGTGTTGAGCCAATTTTGGCACCTTCAACGGCGAAGCTATCGTCGTATTGGCGGTTTACGTTACGTGTGAGTACAAGGTTGTTCTCGAGAATCTCAAGAGCTTTTCTTGTAATCATATCAATCGTTAAGATCGAATTTGACATAGTTAAGTCCTTTTATTAAAAAATAGTTAGCGGTTTCTCAATGCTTCTAGCTTCTTGATCTGTCGATTTCTTTCAGCTTCAATCCATTCTGACGTACTCATGGTCTTTACAGACCGAGGGTCAGTTGTATCGTATGCTGACGCGCTAGAACCTCTAGCGGTGACAGGTGCAATCGGCGCAGGAGCGCTTGAAGTCTTTTTTACAGGAGGGTTGTCGCTTAATTTAGCTTCAATCTTCCCTATTTCTTTGGCCTGCATGAAAGGTGATAAGCGAGATATACGTTCAGCTTCTTTCGGATTAGACCCAAGATAATAAGCCATATCGGGGCCAACATCTGAAGATTGAATCGTTTGAGCCATCACGTCAGTAATTGGTAGTTTGGGGTTATATGCGACTTGTTCAAAGTCATCATACTTACTCCGCGCTTCTTCTTCTCTGTCGTGGTAAGACTCTAAAAGTTCAGACTGCGCTCTAGCTTGTTCACGTCTAGCGAGTAGTTCTTCTGCCTTACGTTCTGCTAATACTTCAGCATATTCTTCAGGTGAGTTAAACGAATCGACTGACGGGATTTCGGCTGGAATCGCCCGAGTTTGCATTTCTGCGCGCTTGGCGTTCTGTTCTCTTTCCCACTTACGTTGTTCTCTTGCAAGTCGTTTTCCAATCGCTGCGTCTAATTCTTCTTGTGTGAAGGTTTTAGATGCTTCAACTGGCTTTTCTTCCAGCGTTGTTACTTCAGGATCAGGAGTTGCTGTAACTTCCTGCTCTGGCGCGGCAGTTGAGTCCGCTAAGACTACTTCTTGTTCTTCAGACATCTATGACTCCTAAGAATCCCTAGCTAACGGCTAGTGCGTTTACTTTTAAATCTTATTCGTAGACTACGGTTGCTGTAACTGTACCACTAATTACAATATAAAGCCCTTTATTAAAATACATACCACCATCACCGCCCATACCAAGTAAATAGGATGTGGCTGAAGTAGGGGTAAAAACACCGATTAATGTGGTACCAGATGTACTAGCATTAAACGTATCGTAAATTGTAATAGTAGGCGTACTAGCCGCATTACTAACAAAAATACCTTTTAATTTGCCAGCGCTAGTTTTAATTTGTGCGGTTGCGGTAATATAGGTGTAATTTGACATGGTAAGCCTTTACGCTAAAAATCTAAGTTTATATAATGTTGATAAGTATAAATCAACTATATTATCAATCAAGTTTTGCATCGGAGAATCATCTTTATCGCATACATCATACCGTGCAGCTTCAATTTCGGCAAGTTGTGATTCAAGAAATTCAATAATATTAGTAGTTTTTTTAGCAGACATTAAACTAATTGGGCCTATTAGACCGTGCCGACCCTGATATGCCTCAGCAAAATCATCCGCAACATCAATAACATTTTCATAAAATTTTTGTAAAGCCTTATGTTTAGCATAACTGCGGGTATTTAAATGCACCGAATGGGCGACATCTCTAGCTAAAAATAACATTCCTACAAAATCACAAGCTTTCATTATTGCATCCCTTCAGGTGGTGCCATTGGCATTTGTTCTTGGCCTTGCATCGGTGGTTGTTGCATAGGCATCTGCGGTGGTTGCTCATCTTCTTGCATATTCATGCGCATATCTTGTTGCGAACTAGAAATAAGGTCGCCTGTATCAATTGCCGCATGAATTGTTCCCATTACAATGTCATGTATCTGATCAGGCGACATGGATGCTTGAATAGCACTAATTCGCTTGGTTTCAGCATCAAACATCTTAATTTGTGACTCAAAATCTTTACGTTCAATCTCTTGCATTTCCATTGATTTGCTAACATTTTGCAACATGGTATGCATTTGATCCATTTCTTGACTCATTGCTTGAATTTGTTGTTCAGCAGCTTGTAATTCAGGAGATTTATCGTCATCAGACAACAATTTTGGATCAATTGTTTTGGCAAACCGTTTAGACATTTCTTGAGCGCCAGGCCAATCCATATTTTTGATAAATAAATCGCCTGCGACTGACCAAAGTTGTGGATTTCCTTGCAATAATTGGCTCATTGCGTCTAAACCTTCTTGGCGTTTAGTCATATAACTTGGGCCAGTCGTTACACAAACGTCATAAGTACCGACGCTTGGGTTATAGACTTTTTCCATTACAATTCCTTGCTCGTCAACAATCTTTTTGACGGCTTCAGGCTGTGTTGGGTTAATTTTAACCATACCAACTTCACCGTCAATACCTACAATACGAGCGATTCGTTCAGTATCGTAAATTTTAGGAATCATATCGACTAATTGACGAGTAATATGGCGAATTGCACGGGATAAATTATCAACATAATGATATGTCCCTGTATCCCCTTGCTTTTCGCGTGCAAGAATAGCTTTCCCCGAGCGTTCGTTGCTTGTGGCACCTAAGCTCGAGTCATACTGTCCAGTTGTGGACTTGATATCATCACTTGCGCCTGCCTTAGCTTGCAATAAACCACTTGAAGCCATTGGCGGTTGGGCGCGTTGCGGTAATGGTAATGATCCACCCATACCGTCTGTTACGTCAGGATTAACTTCTAAATACGGCCAATTGGTTGTATTAGCCGTTTTCCATTGTTGTTCATAGCCTTCAAACTGACCGCCGTATCCAATAAACGGTGCTTTGGGCGCCAAAGCAAGCATTTCAGCTTCTTGAGATACCCAATAGTTGTACATCCGTTGTGCATCTTTAGCGTTTCTAACCAAACCTGACACATAAATACGACCATCTACTTCAAATTCGTTACCCACTACACGAACAACAGGAATCCATTTGCCTGCCCATTCTCTTTCTTCTAATACTTCAAAGCCATTGGTTTTCATCCACATAACTTTTTTAATATCGACCATTCGACTCTTGATTGGTTTTAAGCCCATCATTTTCATTTGTCTGTCTTCAGGCGAGTTATTAAAATGACTCATATTGCCTGGGTAAAGATTAAGTTTTGTCGGTATATGCTTGTAATAAAAATACTCAGCAATACGGATAGTGTTTTCATTTATCCATTGACTAAGTGATGAGTCGCCTACACCTTGCGCAATCATTGAACTAATTGGTGCAGCGTCAGGAAACTGTCTTTCGTATTCTTCTTTTGTTAAATCTTCAGTAATAAAACAAAATTCAGCGTCAGACCCGCATGGGTCTTGAATCATCGGATCCATGTATACACTAAACGCATTACGAATACGACCAATGCGTAAGTCTTGATCAAACGAATTATCATTACAATATTCTGTTAAGATGCGAATATAACCTTCACCGTAGGTAACTTGGTTTTCGCACGCCGTATCGTATGCTACATCGGCGTCTGATATGTACTCAATATGTCGTACCATACCGTCAAATATTTCAGCCACTTCAACATCACCTTTATCATCCGCAGGAATAACTTTCCCCGAGGGTCGATTTTGACGTTGTTCGTTGGTAACTTGGTGGACGTGTTGCGGTAGTTTGTTAATAGTCAAACAAGGTCTTGCGTTGATAGTTTGTCCTTGGACTGAACCCCTAGTTGCTAACACATCCGCAGGCCATTGCCATTGGTTGTCAGGTGAACCAGCCATAAATCTTAAATCATCAAGTTCATCTTCTCTTGATTCGCTATACGCTGACATCGCCATCGTAAAGCGTGACCGCATCGCCGACAGAGTATCCTTCGGATCTTCTTGCGTTGTCGGATTACTTCCTACGTCGGCAACTTTTCCGACAATATTCATCGATGATTGGTCGTATGCCATTATTTTTTCTTTGCTAAAATTTTGTTTGCTTTAGCATCAATTTTTGATTTGCTTGATGGGCTTAACTTACCCGCTTTTACTTCTTGTGTCGCTCTTGCTTTAGCATTAGCGGCGTGCGCTCTATCAGGCATCGGATATTTGCGTGAGCTTGGCATACCAAATTCAGATTTAGCCAATGCGTTACGTGACTTAGTTGTTATCTTGCTCATCTACCTCTCCCACTCATTTTGCGCGGTGCGCTAGATTTACCCTTAGCTGCTTGACGTTTCTCGCTATACGCGATTGCCACAGCTTGTTTGACAGGACGCCCCGCAGCCACTTCAGCGCGGATGTTTGACTTAAAAGCTTCTTTAGAAGTTGATTTTTTGAGAGGCATGATTATTTCTTCTTCATTGCCATTGGCTTCATAGTTTTCATTTCTTTTTTATCCATAGCCATATCTTTTTTACTGCCTTCTTTAACGCCTTTTTTCTCGACGTCTTTTTTAGATTTCTCAAACATTTTAGCTTTCATCATATCATTTGCCTTTCTTAGCAGGTTTAGCAGTTTTAGCAGAATCTTTAAAATCTTTAGCGGTTGGGGCGCCTTTAGCACCAGGCTTTCTCATACGCTCACCTGAGCCTGCGGCTATCCTAGCCTGTTTAGCGTGAATGTTGGCATAAAGTCCAGGTTTAGTAGCCATTAGCAGTTCCAATTCTTAAGTGATGCTTTGGCGCGTGGTGCGTCGCCTTTAGCGTGTTTAACAACTCCAGTCATCCTAGCACAAAAAGATGCTTTTCTACCAGCGTCTGCTTTTGTCTTTGGGTTTGGTGCTGGGGCTTTTAAGTTGCTACCATTCTTTGCGTTGTACTCGGCGCGTCCTTTGGCAGTCATGCCTGCGCCTTTTTCAGTAGGATTGTAAGTTTTACCTTTACCCGTTGTTTTATGTGGTATTGGTTTGTCGTGCTTAGTCGCCATTATGATCCCATCCAAGAGTTAAAAACTGCGCCTTGATTTTGGTACGTATTCTTTCGAATTATACCTGTATATTCCCGATGTGCAACAGGAAAAGCAAAAGTTAATGCAATCGCGTCTGCAGCGTCAGGTGAAGCAAGCCCTCTTGCCCGCATATCTTTCTTCGATTCCAAGAAAATACTACCCTTACTGTCAGGCTTCATCATCGGCGAGATCAAGTCACTTTTCAAATACCTGTCATTCGGTATGGCCGCTGACTTAAGCCATTCCCTCATGTCGCCCCACATCTCCGCCCGCTTGTTGCCGTACATCATGCCGTTCTTCGCCTTATTGCCAAAGTTAACGCCCTTAATCTTGTACCGTTGCTCTTTGAGCCGATCCACCACGCCAGCGCCCAAACCACCTTCGTCAATGTTGACCAGCGCTGGCTGATATTCTTCTATCGCTTCAATTACACGCCCAACTGTTTCCATCGTGTCATCACCTTTGTGCCGTTTGATGGCAATCACATCGCGCCCTTGTCGTACGGCAATGACTGTTGAGTCCGAGCCAAATCGTGCAGGGTCAACTCCAATAATAATGGGCGCTGTGTTATCTTTGTACTTTTCCCGTCGCATGGCTTCTTCGACAATGTTCACGCTAATGAACTGATCATCTGACGCGTTGGGGAACATACCGTACACCTCAACGTGCGCTTGTACCGAATCAGCACCGTACTCGTCAATAATCTGCTCGTACACATTCTTGTCGGTGCCTTCGACTTGCCTGGCATCAATGTTGCGATTTTTCCAAAACTCACGCTTAGAATGAAACGCCTCATAGAAGTAACCTGAGTTACGACGCGGATTGCTAAACGCCAACCAAAACCTATTCGGCGTATTCTCTGTAAAGAACCCGCTTGTCACCGACCAAATCGAGTCATCAATACCTGATGCTTCGTCGAAGATGACCATCACCCCGTCGTAGTTGTGAACCCCCGCGTAGGCGTCAGGATTCTCCGCCGACCACAGTCGCCCTTCAACTCCCCAATACCGCGTGCCTTTCTTAAGGTCACGCTCAACTAATTCAGTCAGCCACTTGGCAGGCATGACGCGTGTTGCACTAACCTCAAACCAATGACTGTTGATGGACATGGATAACCACTTGGTAATTTCCGCCCATGTGACTGATCTGAGCTGGCTCTCGGAGTTAGCCGACACGATGATGGTGGCACCTATCCGTGTGGACAACATCCAATGTTCTAGCCAACTGACTAGCGCCGATTTACCAATACCACGACCAGATGCCACCGCTTCGCGCATGACATCAAAGTCTACCTTGCCGTTGTTCTGCTTAATATGCTCGGCAATATCTAATAAGATCTCACGTTGCCATTTGCGTGGGCCACTAAAGTTTTCTAAAGGCGTACCTTTTTGCCCCCAAGGATAGCAAAACATCACAAACGCCAATGGGTTGTCTTTAACTGCTGGACTCCACAACCGTGACATTAACTCTTGTTCGTCGTTTGCGGAATAGATGGTTGTTTGCATTAAAACTCTTTGTTATATCTTAAATTTACGCCGTACATGCGGCGGGGTACTGTTTGCGCGCTTGCATTGCCCGATACGTCCAATCTACCACCTAAAAACGGTGTGCCATATCCAACGTCGTACATCCCTGGCATAACTTTGACTGATCCGTCGGGCATTTGTACTGCTATACCCGACGCGCCAACACGCGCCATTCCTTGACCAAGCTGTGTGCTACCTTGCAGTTGACCCATCAATGCGCGGGGCATATTCATTGGCGCTTGACCCAACATTCTTGGTTGACCTTGCTCATCAAACTGTGACGGCGGGCTGAAGAAATTTACATCTACGTTGGGGTTGCGGCGTAATGGTGTGTTGAATGAGGGCAAAAACTGTTGTTCGCCGCCGTAAGGCGCAACATTCAAATCTGTTGATCTAGTTTCTGGCCCCATCATTTCACGAATCATTAATGCGTTGCGCAACTCTTTACCACTTAGGCCTGAAAACCCATATTCATCATCATTAGACAACAACTTATTTAATGCGTTTACGTTGTACAAATTAATATTGTTATCTGCCATTACGCCACCTTTTGTTTAAGTTGAGGTTCCACGTGGAACATTTCTGTTGCGTCTGTTGCATCTTCGACTTGTTTGAACACACCTTCGATGACGCGCGATTGTGCTTGTTCAAGTGCTTGCGTGATGGAGATGCGTTGCTCGACATCAATGGACAACTGCTGTTTAGCGACCCAGCCGTGCTGATGTTTAAGAACTTCTAGCGCGGACTTAGCGTCGCCAGCAAGTGCTGCGTCACGCAACACGTTTGCCATTTCAGCTTCACCATCCGCTTTGCCTTTGAGTTCTGCCATTTCAGCAATCGGATCAAGTTGCGTGAGTTGTCGGTATTCGGTGGGTAACATTCCAGCTGCAAGCGCAAGCGAGTCACCTTTTAGTCCTAGCTTTGATGCATTGTATATCCTCTCTAACCTCGCCTCTGTTGCTTCGAGCTTGCGTACCTCGTAAGGGAAGGATTGAAAATTATCGAACATTTGCATAGTGTAGCAAATATTTCTAAAAAAATAAAAAGTTTTTGCAAACGCTCCGCTACAGCAAGGCCCTGTCCGTCTGGCCCTACCCCCCCCTGCCCAAAAATTTTTGCTTTTTGCTGGCAGCTGCCAGGCGGCGGGCGGGCGGGATCGGATCAAGGCGGGCGCCCGATAGCTAGCAGCTCGCAGCAAAGGGCGCGCGGCCATTGTCAAATTGTCATATTGTCATTTAATTTTAAGCGGGTGATTTTAAGGCGGGCGCTTGGAGCTGTTATCTATTTATATGTCATATTGTTTTTTAACAATTTGACATATTGGCATATAAGCGCCTAGCATTTTACATTTTTGCGTGATCATAGGGGCGGGGAAATTATAGGTCAAATTGTCAATTGTCATTCAAATTTCAGTTACCCCCATGCCAAGTACCTATATATCATTTTTAGTTTATATAGAATAGGGTAATAAAAATGACAATTTGACAGATACAAGCTTAAACCCTTTGCGCCAATTGGCCGCTTTGATTGTCATGTCAATGACAATTCAAGACAATTTTTTGACAATTTAACCTATTAATTTGTAAAAATGTAACAAAATATATTGCACTATTTCAAATTATCGTTATAATGATTTTTAGCAGCACAATTTAATAAACTAAATTAAAGGAAAGTAAAATGAAAACTGAAATTCAAAAATTACACCGTCATGCATTTAGGGAAGCGCTTAAAAATGAGATTAGATTCTGTTATTTTGCGCCTCATGATCGTAAAGTGATACGCCATAACAGCGCCATTGTCGAAGCGATCGCTTCAACCCGTCAATTCTCTTATATCAAATAATCGCAACATCCAGGGCGGGAAAATCCCGCCTTGTTAATAATCTAAACTAAAGGAAAATAAACTTATGAATGCACTATCTAATATTCAATATGTGAGCGTTGATACTCTCGGCGCTTTATTGGCACAAATTGCCGCCTTAACTAAAGAGGCGGATCTAATTAAAGATACATTAAAAGATCAAGCTACT